ATTCTTAACGGATATTTGCAAGAAATACCCAGAGACCAACGACAAGCAACTGGGCAAAAACTTTATGATATTAGTAGGAATGGCTAGGAAAAACTCATGTCAATGAAAGAATACAACAGAAATCAAAGACGCGCTGTTACTCGCAAACAATCAGACGACTACGACAAAAGCGGTATTGACCCGTTTTCTCGTGCCCCTGCTGGTTACGGTTTAACTCAAGCTCCCGGTAAATGGCCGTGGGATAATCCCCCTGAGATTGTAGATGTAGACGATGCCTTTGAAAATATTAAAAAGCGCATGATGGCTCCAGAAGAACGGTATGACTTGTTACGTCTTATAGATGCTGGCATACCTATTGAGACACTTGTTCGCACAGCGACATTTGGAGCGTTTACCCAAGGGCTTATTACCCCTGATGTTGCAGAGATGCTTAACATTCCGTTGTCTGCACATCTTCTTGTTGAGGCAGATCGTGCTGGCATAACACCAAAATTTAACAACAATGTTAAACTAGATGTTTTACCTGATAAAGAAATTGCAGACATTATGCGTTCTCTTAATCCCAAAAGGTTTATGGAATATGTAGAAGGTAAAGCAAATCCTAGTGCAGAAGAAGCGCCAGCAGAACCCACAAAAGAAACCATGAAAGGTTTTATGGCTTCTATGAAAGAAGACGTAGCACAACAGGAGAATACTGATGGGAATTAATTGGGGAAGTGCTATTGCCAAAGGGGTTTCTGTTGCAGGAGCGCATTATCAAGCAGAAAGAGATAAGAAAGCAGCAGAAAAACGAGCTTTTGAACAAAAAAAAGAACTTCTAGGCATACAACACGCAAATGCTATAAAGTTACAAGACGAAGAGTATAAAGGCAAATTTAATGTTGAAAGGGCAAAAAGAGACCGTAAAGACGCTTTAAGAAGTCAAATTAGAATTAGACCATTTATGGTTGGTGATACTGAAGTACCGGGAGCAAGTTTTTTTTACGGTGGTCAAAACGTCAGTGCTAATGAATTTGATGAAGGTCTTAAAACTGCTTACGTTAGAGCAGCACAACATTTTCAAATAATTAAAAATAGCGGCATTGCTCCAGAGCAAGCACAGAAAATATGGGAACAATATTATGCTCCTGCTCTATCACGAGCAACAGGCAGTTTGTACAGTAAATACGCTGGAGATAACGACAAGAAAAACAAAATGCCTCCCTCTGCTTCTAACATTTTAGGATTGGAAGTAGGCCGTATGCCCGAAATACAAAACCTTTGGGAACAACAGTATTCTTCTAACTTTAGCCCAGCAACAAGAGAGCAAATGGAATCGTGGGGAAGAGCAACTCGCGCGTTTGGCGTTGACGCTGAAAACCTTGGCGCATCTCCTACAAGGAACGCAAGTTTAAGTGCTAGAATAGGTAGTGGCAACCTAGATCAACTTGCCGAAAGTGTCATGTTAAATAAAAATTTTCTTTCTGCTGCACAAGCATTTATTAATGCTACAGAAGAAGGAAGCGGTGCAAATTTAGATGAGGCTAGAGCTAATATGATTAATGTTACTCGCACAGCACTCGTTAATGGCAATCAAAATCTAGACCCCAGTATTGCACGGACTTTATCAGATAGTAGAGTACTTCAAATTGGTTCGGACGCAACAGTTTTAGTACAACGCGCCCGTAGGAGAAACCCCGACAATCCTGAATTTGTAGAATTAAATCCTAGTTTTAGAGAAATAAAAACTTCAGAAATTAGAAATCAACGCTATCAAACTGGAATTAATCTTTCTAGGGGAACAATGTCTCTAGTAAAAAGTTTACTTAGCGACAATCCTCCTGACGTTAGTAGACTAGGTGGAGAAACCCGTGGTTTTGTTGCTCGTGTTCTTACAGGCACACAAGAAGTTGGGGGATTTATACAAAACTTTGTTAGTGGTTCAGGCGACAATTTACGTTCTGGTTCATCTCTTCTTGAAGAAAGAGGAGACATTCAACTTTCTAAGCAGTTGCTTTCTGAACTTAATACTGGCACTTTAACTGTAGACGATAAGAAACAACTTGAAATAATAGCAAATAAAATTGAAGGTATACAAACAGAAATAGATAAAACTGTTTCGGAGCTTAAAACTTCGCCCGACAACATAACAGCAATGAACACCTATAACTTCCATATGGACAGACTTTATTTAGCTTACGCTTACTCTAAGTTTGTTCAAGGTGGCGGTGGCGGTAACGCTGTTTCTAATGCTGACTTTCAAAACACTATGAATGCTTTGTTTGGGGAATTTGGTAATACACCAGAACAACAACGTGCCATTCTTGCTAGTGGAATGATGAGGTTACACCATCAACTACAAAAAGATTTAAAAGGAATGGAACTAGAACGACGCTACGGTTTTAGCCTTGATGACAAACTAAGAGATACTTCTACTCCTTTTGCAAAAAGAGTTGCTGATGTAGAATATCGTAGAAGGCAAGCTATTGTTGATGCAAGACCCGATGTAGGAGGAAACTATTACGAAAGTACAAACCAGTATTGGAAATTAGAAGGTATTAGTGATGCTGATTTCTCCGGTAGAACTGTTGGGGAAGAAGACGAAAGTCAACTTAATACAAGGGCAGGAAAAGCAGGATGAAGACTCCTACAGATATTACAAGACCTGATGGTCGTTTAACTCCTTCTGGCAAACCGTACACCAGAACAGGACAATTTGACTTAGGTGTAGCAGTCAGAGATGATGTTTTGGCGGGGGGACGTTTAACAGGTAACGTAGACACTGTGTTTGACTTTCCTATGCAGGAAGGACAGAGCGGCCTAGAAGGATACTTTTCAGCAGAAAGAGCGGAAAATGTTGACAGGGAACTTGCAGAGTTTCCGGTTAATCCTGAAGGGTATACCCCAAGTAAGTTTTTGACGCAGCTTGAAATGGTTATGCAAGACGCATACACGGAAACAGGTATGAAAGTACTTGACGACTCCTCAAAGTACAGCGATCTTGAAAGAAGAAATTTTCGTTCCCAACGAATTTACGACACTATGGTGCAAAACCCACCTTTGCTTGAGTACTTTGAAGAATTTTATCCTACTTTTGTAGAGGAAATGTCTGAAAAATTTGTTCAAGATGAGGTTGTTGTTGGGCGTGGAGACATGGGTCAAAAAATTATTGCAGGTAAAGAGTATACACAGCCCTTTAATTTAAACCCTCTTATTAAAACAATGACCCTTCCCGGTCAAGCTGCTCCTTTTGACTTTAAAGATATTGAAAATAAAGTTGACAGAGCAAACAAACTTATGTTTGGTTTGAGAACAGCTTATGGTGTTGGTGAAGCTGGTGGTGCAGCCATTGATTTTGCTGCTTCGCCAGAAGAACGTGTATTTGAAATGTTGTCTACATACGGTGAGATATTCAAAGCAAACCCCTCACGTATGGCTGAGTGGCACAATTGGATATTTAGAAATAATTTAAGAGAAGATAGAGGTCCGCTGTTTACACAAGAAGAAATAGAAAACATGACTTGGGAAAAACTTTCTACTTCTCCAAATGCTGTAACTTTTAGTGACTTGTTATTTAATGACATGGGACGCGCGTTGTCTGCACTTGGCGTTACAAATGAAAACAATTATAGTATTAAAGTAGCTCCTCAAGGTATTGGTGGTAGGCCAGCTACGCCAGAAGCTGCAACACAAGGTCCGGGTGGTTTTCCTGTTGGTGGCGGTCCAAGTGGACTTAGCGAAACAGCATTAGGAATGATGTTTGGTGTGGGTGCTGTTAGGTTTGCTATAGAAGCTGGCAAAAGTGGTGTAAGAAGGTCTAGTAGGTTTTTTGATAAAGAAACCGGCCAGTACGATTGGGGTGCTCACTACAGCGAACTTGATAAACGAATGAGAGAGTCCGCTACTGTTTTTGGTAGGGGGTTTACTGCAATGCGCCGTGGAAGTTTGGATACCAGCCGCGCCGTAGGTAGAACGGTAGCTATGGAAGAAGCCTACTCGTTAGGTTCCTTATACTCAGTAGACCAGTTTACTAAATTTGCTACTGACGCTGGTTATTTTGAAGACCCAACAAAAATGATGCTTGCAAGTTTGTTTGTGGGTTTTATGGCTCCAGTTTTGGGTGTAGCCACAGGAAAACCGCTGGCAAATCTTGGGTACAGGCAAGTACAGGGGTATGTAGATAGATTTCTTGATCCTCAGTTTGCTGAATTAAGTGCAGTTTTAGCACAAGGAAGAGGAAACACTACACTTGGCAGAAACATTGAAAGAGATTTGGGTAAAACTTTAAGTAGTCTTAAAGTAGAAGACCCAGAAGTATTTGAACTTTTAATGAGGGGACATGTAGCTTTTAAACAAAACAGACAATCAATTTTAGATGGTCTTACAGAAGCAGGAGTAGCTTCCGAAACTGTTGAAAGATTTGGAAAACTTATTTCTGGTTCGTTTGCCAGAGGAACTACCCTTTCGATTATTGACGCTGCCAGACAAGCTGCTTCTGCTCAAGGTAACTTTGGAATAGGGCAAATAAAAAGAGGCGCATTTAATTACTCTAGGGGCCGACGTTGGGGAAGCTCAATAGAAGATGATGTCAAAAGAAGCGCACAGTTGGAGTCTCTTCATAAACAACAACACGAAGCTGTAAGAGGGTATGGTGAGATACTTTCTGAATTAACTGTAGAGTTGACTAAGTTAGAAAACAGTGGCGCAGGTGTTCCTGACGCAATGCGGAAACTAGCAATCACAATGCGAGGTGAACACGCTCGTATCTTAGGTTTGCCCGAAGGAATGCTTAGAAATGTACAGGATGCTTTGCTAGATGTTTATGACATCAATAAAAGAATGCAACTAGGCCGCAACAACCCTGACAAGTTAAGCACAGGGGACGCTGAAAAACAACTTCAAGCAGCTTTTGATAGGTTGCCAGAAAGAGAACAGATACTTTTTGCTGATGAAATAAACGAACAATTTTTTTCTGGTGCAGACAACCAAGGATACGAAGGTGTTGTTGGGTTGCTGAGAAAAACTGAAGGCGTCCAAAAAGTTATTGACGAACAAACACAATTGGTTGATGATTTAAACGGGACGTTGCGACGGGCTGGTATTTTAGATTCAAACAGTGAGTTATCAGGAAGTAGACCACCACAGGGTAAGTCAAGAAAAGGACAAACAACCCTTATGGATGAGGTTTACGCTGACAACAAAAGGCAGTCAGACGATAATTACGCGGCAGTTTATGATGCTGCGGGGGGCGAAGCGGCTGTAGCTTCACGAGAGTTGGTAGTAGCTATCAACACTAAAATACAAGAGTTGGGCTTTAACTACGGTGCTGGGGGTCTTCAAGTTGCTCAAGACGCGCTTGGTGACCTTTCAAAAATGAACCCTAGAGCTTTTGGTGGACTAGTTAGGTTACTGGGAAGGGCAATAGATGACCCCGAGGGCGAAGCACCCGATGCAAAAACTATTGACGATCTTTCTGCGGCACTGGAACCCTTAACTCTTAAAGAAGCAGTCCAATTTAGGTCTGAACTTAACAGCGAAGCCTACAGACTTTCCAAACTAAACAACTCAGATGCTAGAAGGGGCGCTGCAATACTACATGATATCTCCGGTATCGTAAGCACTAGGATTGAATACGCTGCTCCAGAAGGTAGTGAGTTAGCTGGTCTTTTAAACAACGCAAATAAATACTACAGAGAAAACGTAGCAGATTTATTTTTTGATCGTTACGTTAGAGCCTCTTTACAGGCAGATCGTAATGTATACAGCCCATTTGAAACTGCCTTTAGTCAGGCTACACTTAGGCGTAATCTAGCTGCTAGGGAAGATGCACCGGACGGAGAAATTGTTGAAGATACAACGCAAACACGCCGTGATATGTTTGACAGAATGTTTCCAGAAGACAGCCTTTTACGTGAGAGAGCAGTTAAAGAAATGCGTGATCTTATGCTTCGCAGGGTATACGGAGCAAGTGAATCAACCCGCCCAACTAGTGTTGATTTTGTAAAAAGGCTTCGTACCCTTACCAACAGCGGAAATTCTCCTTTGTTTGAGATGCGCGAAAACGGTGGTTTTTTAGATATTCTTCTTGGAAGTGACGTTGAAGCCAGAGAATTTTTAAGGCTAGAAAATATTGCTGGTACTGTTTCAACAGATGCACGGGGTAACACCTTTATATCTGGTAACATGAGAAGGATGCTTGGTAGAGCAGCAGGAGATACTTTCAACAATGATCCTTTGTTTAATAACTCTACGTTAGAAGGAAACAAAGAAACTATTGGTAGAATTTTTGAAAAGGTAATTACAAGAGCTAGAGAAACAGCCGAAAAAGATATGTCACCAACATTAGGTATTTTTGCTGACCTGTTTCAAAAGAAGGATTTGGGTGCAGTTGCTGATGATCTCCTTGAAAAAATTCTTTCAAGGACAGATAAATCAGGGGCAAGCTTAAATTCCAGAGACACGTATCTAGGACTTCTTGACGATGTTCGTAAAGTAGTAACAGAACAAGAATTTGATGTTTTTGAACAGGCCATGCGAGCTAAAATAGTAGACGCAATGGTTCAGAAATCAACTGCTGTGGGTGCTATTGATCCTGAAAAAGCTGGCGTTAAAGTTCAACGTGTCGAAGCAGTAGGTTTTCAAGACTTACGCGGAGAACTTGAGGTTCACGGTGAATTGTACAGAGAAGTGCTGGGTCAATCAAATTATGAAGGTGTTGTAGGACTTATTAAAATTGCTTCTGTTTCAGACAATGCCACTGATTTGTTGGAGTATTCACAAGGTCTAAATAAAATGACTGAATCTGCCGCCCTGTCTCGTATGTGGGGTGTGGCTCGTGGTGTTGTCAGTTTGAAATACGTTGGGTCGGAGTGGTTGTTAAGATCATTAGCCTCTAATAAAAACAAAGCTTTGGTTGAAGTGCTGTCTACCCCCGGTCTTGCAGAGTATGTGCTTGATGGCGTAGACGCTGGTAGGGCGCGGTACAGTCCTTACGCAGCAAGGTTTGTAGGTGGGCGACGACTAATTCCTATTATGGTTGGCATAATAAGTGAGGGTCAATCAAGAGAACACCATGAAAAAACAGCTCAAGCTTTGTATAATCTTTTAAAAGTTAGCAACAGCACAGAGGATACTAACCTTCAAGACTTTGTTCTTAATGTTGTTAGTTTAACTATGGCTGTCAGGAACGAAGGAGAGCAACAGAGATTATTTGAAATAGCTGGGTCCGATCCTACTGGTACTCCTGAAACAGCACTCTAATGGTTACCAACAACGGGGCTACCGACACAGAGTTAATGCTGGCTATTGGCCGTCTTGAAGGAAAGATGGACGCGCTTATTCAATCCCACGAAAGACTACAGAGCGACATGAAAGCTTTGTCTCGTAGGGTTAACACCCTAGAAAAAGAACGCTCCCGACTATACGGTGCAGGGTTTATCCTTGCAGTAATCGGGAGCGCAATTATGTGGATGGTATCTACTTTTAAAGGATCATAATATGTTAGGCGGTCTTCCTGTAGAATTAATTACAATGCTTGGTTCATCTGTTCTGGGTGGTGTGATGTCCATTTGGGGACAGAGCATCAAGTCAAAAGAAGCCAACAACAAAATGATGATGGCTATGATGAGCAAAGAAGCTGATGTCATTGACAAAGCTCGCCGGTATGAGAACCCTCACTTTGCTTGGACGCGACGGCTTATCGCTTTGAGTGCAATAGCAGCTATCATTGTTTGGCCCAAAGTAATTGCTGTCTTCTACCCCGACATTGCTGTCACGGTTGGCTGGACAGAGTTTAGGCCGGGGTTCCTGTTCTTTGATGGCAAGGAGATATTCCAGTGGAAGCAAATGACCGGCATGGTCATAACGCCACTCGACACACACCTTGTGTCTGCAATTGTTGGGCTGTACTTTGGTGGATCACTGGTTAAAAAGTAACACTTCAATTTAACCTAGTCTTTTTAATAGCCTCGTATACCTCTTCGACTGTACCCTTCTTTTTGTCTAGGGGTTCTTCTATAACTTGTTCTGACGTAGGCATACCGCAATACGTTTCTACACTCTGCACGATAGCCTCAACTAGTTCTGTTGCATAACCAATCAGGTTGGCTATGTCGTGTGTGTAGTCAAACTCCGGTAGGGCTTCATCCATAAACTCTACAAACTCTTCTGTGTCGAGTTTGCTAACTTCAATAGCTGGTGACAAGGACAAGTCTTTATCCAGCATCAAAGAAAAAGAAAGGACGTTGATAAAGCGTCCTTCTTTTTTTGTGTCCTGCTTATCAGACATCGACTACCTCACAGACATCACCCACGCAACTAAACTCTTGGGTGCCCTTTGTGTTGTCTTCCTTCTCGTACTCTTGGAGTTTGTAGAAATCAATCTCCTCTGGCATCCTAGACAACAGATCACTGTAGGTAGTCTCGTCTATTTCTTCATACGGAGCTTGCGTGTAAACAGCGTCACTGTGTGGGAAGAAAGAAACCCCCGACATGAAGTCAAAGTTTTCGTATACCCACGCTGCAACAGCAAGCCACTCGTGTTCCTTAACCGTAATAGTAATGCTGGGTTTGTGTTCGCACCAATGCTTTTGGTACGTAAGCCAGAGTTCAAGATGTTCCAAAGGTGTAAGTTCATCATTAATCATCGCTCCTTCCGGGGCTTTAATAGGAAAAGAAAACACAGCAGTGTTCTTGCTCTCGACATCTCCAACAGCATCCTCACATGGAATACCGGCATCTACTAGGAACTGTGTCAATGGGTCTTTCTTGTCCCCACGAACGCGCCTGATGTAGTGTTTGCTGTGTCGGGGGTGGATACCACTGGCAGCGTCTACAAGCTGGCTAACGGTCCCTGATGGCTTCACACAGGTAATGGCTGTACTCTGGGGTACGCCCAATGCCTCTGCCCACTTCTTGTTTGTGGTTACAGCAACTTCCCGCAAGCTTTCTAGCACAGCAGCAAGATTACCGTTCTTACCATTAGTAAGAGTGTTGTCCAGAATGCCAGTCATGCTTACGCCCAGCAGTCTCTCTGCTTCTGTGGTGTCCTTCCAAATCTTTCTGAGGTATTTAAAATCAGTAAGAGTAGATTGATATGTACCTAGAATAGTAGCAAGCTGTACTTTTTTAGCTAGACTTTCTTTTGTGTCGTTCTTTTTAACCACTACCTCTGTAAGATTACAGAACTGGTTGGGTCGTAGGATAATCTCACAACAGGGGTTCGTACCAAACTCAAACTCTGGATCGCGCCTACCATTGACAGCAACCTGCTTCTTGGCAGCAGCACGACTGAACATGCCTCTCTCACCTGACCGGCTCTCGTACAGTGAGTGCCACTCCTTCATAAACACGTTCATGTCAGGCACAGACTTATACACAGCAGAGTTGTTAGCGTAGGACCGATAGCTGTGGTTGTTCCACCAGTCACCAGACTTGGATGCCCGTATCAGATCGTCGCTAAGATTGCTGAGAGAGATAAGGGCTGAACGGCGCACACCGCCTACAACTACTACTTGTGCCGTCTTACAAACGAGATCGTGACACTCTATGCTGCTTAATCGCCGTCCAGCCGCTTTAGTAAACATGTTAACTGCAAAGCGGAACAGATCATTCAGTGGCTCTGGGCCAGAGGCCCGTCCCCCAAAGGTCTTTAGCCGCGCACCGGCAGGACGTACAAGCGACATATCCCACGTTGGGATTTGCCCTGCGTACAACAGAGACACCAATTCTTTAAATGCTCTTGCCCAACCTGACTTGCTGTCTTTAACTTTAATTATTGTTGTGCTGTCTTCAAAGTGTTCCGCTACGTCTGGAAGCTTCTTGATGCACTCACGCTCAACAGAAAAGCCCACGCCTGTGCCATTCATAAGGATGTACAACACCTCATCAAAGGCTCTTGGGCTGTCGATAGGAACGTAGCTACAGTTGTATGAAGCTACATTGCACCGCTCAACAGCAGGGCCAGCAGTCATCAACAACCGCATAGACGGCATGATATCTAGGTTCAGCACAGCACTCTGTAGTTCTGTACGCAGACTTTTGTCGAGACTAAAGTCATTACGTTCTTGGAGCCGTTTTTCCATGTAATTAAAGTATCGGGTAACAGTCTCGTCCCACGTTTCTCTGCGCTGTTCATCGTCTATCCAACGGGAGTAACGAGAAGTATGGATGTACTTCTGGTACGGGGTTGGCAGTTCAGTCATATTGGTTGCGTTCATTTATTATACTCCGTTTGTAGTGTTATTTATCTGCCGCGTATTGTTCCGATGTAATTTAATAATTTTTCTGGTGCTTTTCTAACATCATTTAATTTATCTAGCGGAGGATAATAATTACCTGATATAGATATTCTTGTTTTATTACTACAGTTTCTTGCAGTCATGTGAGGAAGATATGTAGGAAACACAACAAGATCACCGGCTTTTGGTTCAATCTTGTGAAAGTGTCTGTACCTATCTACTTGTATTATTCCTATTAATTCCCCGCTTTTTTCTGGCACAGTTACCCAGTATACAAAAGATAGTCCGGGTGGTCCGGGGTCTTGGTGTGTATGAAACATTGTAGACTGATTTGGTTCTACCAAATGTGTCCACGCCTCATCTCCCATTACTAGGTGTTTGTTAATAGACTTTACAACAATGTCTATCTTATCTAACAACTGTGTAACAGCGGGTGTCTTAGGTAAAAGAACATCTTCAACGCTGGAATCTTTTGTGTTGAAGTTCATTCTTGCACTATATGCTTTTGCATTACACTGTTGCAACACATCTTCTTCAATCTGACCATTAGCTACTTCGTCTAAAAGGTTGTGTCTTGACATACCAATTAAGACAATAGGCGAAAACTTTCCCGTAATGTAATCCATTACAATCCGCTTAAATCTGGTTCTTTGTAGTTAGACGACTTCAACACTTTGCCGTCCTCCCTGTAAATCGGTTTGCCGTCATCCCCAAGTTTTGACATGTTGGACTCATGCACCTTATCAAAGATAGCATCCATGTCCCAGCCGTAATCAACGAACAACCCAGTCAAAACGTATAGTAGATCAGCCGCTTCTTTTTTAATTTTATCGGAAGGCATAGGCTCAACGGAGGAATATGAAAATACTAAGGACAATGGAATTGCTTCCATTAATTCTTGGTGTTCTTCTTTAATTAATTTTACACGCCTGTGTATGGATGGTGTTTGACCAAAGGCTTCTTGGAACTCTTTGACGGACTTATAGAATTTGTTCACATCCCAACTCCCTTTTCAAATTCTAGGTCAACGTCATATTCTTTTCGCTTCCTACTAAGGTACTCCAAGTACCACAAAGCTTTATCTAAGTCTTCCATAGGCTTTCCCTTGTACTCATAACGAGCAAGGTACTTTATGACATTACCTTTGAGGTAACCTAGAAACTCTCTCTTTGACATAGACTCTTCTAACAACTGAATTGTTTCAAGATTACCTACGTTGTAATGAGCAGGGCTGTTAACATTGTCATTCGTCATAGTCATCTCCAAACAACCACTGGTCATTAATAACTCTGCTGTGGTATTTAAAACTGTGCTTGTCACACCAATCACCATAGGTTGTTTTTGATCTTTTGTTTATCTTGGTGTTAGCATTCATAAACACAAAGCGAACGTCAATGCTAGGATGCTGCTTACGAAAAGTCAAATGTTTTGTCCTGTCTTCAGACGTAAAAAACCCTTTAGTTTCTACATAGAAGTTATGTTCTGGTATGTAAAAGTCTGGGGTGTAGGTTGTAGGGTTTGGTACATACTCGTAGGAGTCTGGTTCGTAATCAAAGCTAACACCGCGCTTTATAAGATCACTTGCAAACCCAACCTCAAAATTACTTCTGTACTTTGTGCCCATTGCATTTCGTGTCGAGCGTTTACGTTTTGACATGAAAGGGCCTGTATCTGGATTGCATCAATTGGATGCCGTTTAAAAGAAACTCTTTAGTTTTGGGGCACTCAGTATTCATTGGGCTGTTAGCCTCGCTAGATAAAAAATTCTGCTCAATAAAAACACAGGCACCATACTTTAATACATTGATTATGTTGTGTAAATCGTTCTGTATTTTTTTACAGTTTGCTGCGTAGTTGTCGTCACTCCAGTATGCTTCTACAGACATAGCAGGAACCCGCTTTATTGTTATTGGCAAACACTGATCGTTACCACGCTTCCAGCTTTCTCCCCCCTCTCGCTTTTCATTCTCAGCGTAAACAAAAAAACATTCTTTGTTAAAGTTAACATCAGAATTAAAAACCCTGTTGACTACTAACACCGGCATCAAAGTTCCTCCGTAACATACTTGGAATACCAAACCATCGGTGGGTTTGCTCTGGCAGAAGCAACCTTGTACTTCATCTCAGCCTTGGGCCAGCAGTGTTCTTTGAAGTCACAGAAAGAACAGGTAGTGCTTAACACTCGGTTGCCTGTCTTTTGTTTCCTGTACATCTCAGGTTCATCTTCTAGCTTCTGTATCTTAATCGTAGGGTCTTGAAGCACTGTCATGTTGTACTCTGCCTTAGCCAGAGCCGCTTCACGCTCTTCATCCTGTATGGATGGGGCGTTACATACCAACAGTTCACCGGAAGACTTATTCATAACAATCCAACCACCGAAAGGTTTGTCTACGGCTGCGCTGTACAGGTAGCCCTGTAGCACATAGCCAAATGGATCGTTGTCTTTAACCTTGTTGTAGTTTGCAAACTTGTTCATGTAAGCGTAAGGGCTTGCAGTTTTAATGTCCCACACCTTACCATCAATGATTACATCAAGGGTGCCATTAACTTTAACACCAGCTATTTCAAGCGATACCTTTTCTTGGTATGCCTCGACGTTTATCCCTGCCTCTTTCATTTCGACGTACAGCAATGACTCAAGCCAGTCCCCGAATAGGAACCTGTTGACAGCGTTGTAGTCCATCTTCTTGTTGACCTTGACGCCATCTCGTTCTAGCTGCTGTTGGCACAGAGGCTTGCCCAGACCAGACATACGAGGTCGCCACTTCTGTGTAGCCTTCTCGTTTGAAAACTGCCGTTCTGCTGACGCAATTAATTCATCTGACAATAGAGCAATAGAATCGGGGGAAAGTTTCCTCTCCCCCGAAACGACACCCTGCAAATAAATTTGCAAGTATTCTTTGATGAGGTTAGTCATCAGCATCCATTGATTCTACAATCTGCGCGTCAGCAAAGTCCCCACGGGCTTCTTTGTATTCTGACTCGATGTAAGCATTGTGAGAGTTAACAGACTCAACGAACTTCTCAAGAATAGGCACATCAACCTTTGGGTCAAACTCAACGTAATCCTTAACGTCGATCTTTGACTTGTAGTAGATGTTCCCACCGTACTTCTGTCGTAGCGTAGAAAGCGTTGCTCTCGTATTGAACAGCAGCTTACCTTGCTTCTCAAGAGTCTTGATCCAATCCGCGACGGGCATGAAGTTACTGCCACGAGCGTACCAGACAGCGGGTGTAGCTTCGATAGAGTCAGTCTCGACCATACCGTAGACTACTTGGGCGCACTTGATGTTGGCTTGCAGTGTCCTCTCTGGATCGTCAGAAGACAAGCCTTCCAAGTCACGCTTGTTGAGCTTGCCACAGCGGATTCCGCCAGCAGTGTCAAAGAACTCATCACCAAAGGATGCCCCTTGGATCGACATACTGCCGTAAGATTGCTCCGCATTGTCCCAGACAGTGTACATGTACCGCCGCAGGAATGGTCGGAAGGTTACTTCTTTGGAGTGTTGCCACTGCCCAGAAGCATCCCTGAACTTCCACTGTCCTCTTGGAAGGGTGTTACCTTCTTCATCTTCAGTGTTGTGTTCAATGGCAAGCTTGGGTAAAAAGTCAACGCTTTTTGTAGACCCCGCCTCACTAGCTTGACCCAGCAAAGCCATGATCTTAGCATTATCTGCTTTATCGGCTGTCACTAGATCAGTCAGTGATTGGGTTTCAACAACAGCTAAGTTACTCATTCATTACGTCCTTTCGTAAACGCCGACTTCCTTTAAGTCGGACCAGTTAGTTCCAATTTTTAACTCAATGCCAACAGGCATGTTGTACTCAACGCCAAACCTCAGAGAACACTC